ATATTCAATTCAAAGGTATTACAAAGAAAGAATATTTTGAAATAGCCACCAAGCTTGCAAAAGTTCTTAAATACGATCAAATGATATTAGAGTACTGTAGCTATGCAAAAAACCCTTGGATTCATGTCTCCTATTCTGTTAAGAACAGAAGTCAGGTATTAACATTCTTCAATCATAAGACTCATTCCCAGGGTCTAACACAGTTAGCATGATGGCCGGGGTTGCAAGAATTGGTGATAAAGACACCAGAAATGACACTAAGAATAATGGTAGTTCTACCGTTTTTGCAAACGGGCTTGGTGTAGTTCGTATTGGAGATAGAGATACAAGAAATGATACAATGGTAGGAGGAAGCTCTACGGTCTTTGCTAATGGTAGGGGGGTTTGTAGAATAGGCGATAGAGACACCAGAAACGATAGTATCCGTGAGGGAAGCTCAGACGTGTTCGCTGGCTAATATAAATATAAACATGGCTACACGAAATACCAGACAATATTCAGATTTTAATCTTCTTTTTTCTTCTCATCCTGTAACTGGTGATGTGACGAGAAAGAACGATGAAGAAGCTGTTAAGCAATCTCTTAGAAATCTAATATCTACGAGACACTACGAGCGTCCCTTTCATCCAGAAATTGGTTGTCAGATTCACGGTCTTTTATTTGAGAACTTTAATCCTGTGACTGCACAGGTTATGAAAAAGACTATTTTTGATACTATTAATAAGTTTGAGCCAAGAGCTACGGTGTTAGAAGTTGTACTTCGTGAAAAAGCAGATACTAATGAACTTGTATGTGATATTATTTTTAGATTAAACAACTCTGATAGACCCATCACTTTAACAACACTAATAACAAGAGTAAGATAATGTCTAATCTAAGAATAGCAGAACTTGACTTTGATCAAATCAAGACTAACTTAAAAACGTTCTTAAACGCTCAAACTGAGTTTACAGATTACGATTTTGAGGGCTCCGGTCTATCTACTCTGTTAGATGTTCTTGCCTATAATACCCACTACAATGCCTACCTTGCTAACATGGTAGTAAATGAGATGTTTTTGGATTCTGCAGTTAAGAGATCTTCTGCAGTTTCTATTGCCAAGCATCTAGGGTATACACCGGTGTCGGCCAGAGGTGCAGTTGCTAATTTAGATATTGTAGTTACCAATCCATCTAACCTGCCTGCATCCTTGACAATGGAACGGTACACACCTTTCACCTCTACTGTTGATGGGGTACCATATACGTTTCTAACTACAGACGCTAAAACTGCTCAAAGAGTAGGTTCCACGTATACGTTTGCAGATGTAGATGTTACAGAAGGTACGTTGTTGAGTTATAGTTATGTTGTATCCGATATAACGCCGGCTGCAAAGTATGAAATTCCAAACGAAGCAGTAGACACTACCACCATTAAAGTCAGTGTTCAAACATCTTCTTCAGACACAACTACAAGCACCTATACGTTATCGACAGATATTACCGGTATAGGAAGTACATCTACTGTATATTACCTTGAACAAAACCCTCAAGGTAAATATCAAATTTATTTTGGTGATGGTATAATTGGTAAGAGTCTGGCAGCAGGTAACATTATTACTATTCAATACTTGGTTGCAACAGGTTCAGCTGTTAACGTGTCCAGTACTGTATCTCAATCCTTTACTGCTGGTACAACCATTGGCGGTTCAAGTGCAATTGCTATTACTGTTAATAGTAACTCCACAGGCGGCGCAAACACGGAAAGTATCACCTCTATTAAGTTTAATGCACCCCGGGTAAATGCATCTAAGAATAGAGCGGTAACTGCAACCGATTACGAAGCTTTAATACTTGCAAATTACGCAGGTGCAGAATCGGTATCTGTATGGGGTGGGGAAGATAACGATCCTCCTTACTACGGTAAAGTATTAATATCTTTGAAGCCGTACTCTGGTTTTACTATATCTGATGCTACAAAGAATTCTATTAAAAACAACATTTTAAAATCTAAACAGGGTATTACTATAATTCCTGAATTTGTAGACCCTACCTTTTTCTTTGTTAACCTAACTGCTGATATTGTTTATAATTCTTCTATTACCACATTATCATCTGATCAAATTAAGACACAAGTTAATACTGCAATAACAGATTACTTTTCTTCTAACCTTCAAAAATTTAATAAAGAGTTTATTTACTCTGCATTAACAAGTGCAATTTTAGCTAAGAACTCTTCTATAACTAGCGCGTTAGTCAGCCTTAAATTACAAAGACGAATTATACCTACATTAAATACAACAAATTTATTTACTGGGGATACATCTATTAAGTATAGAAATCCTTTAAAACCTGGTACTATTCTTTCTAGTTATTTCTTTACATCTGTAGGTGGAGTTTCTACACTTGTTAAAATAACAGACTTACCTAATGACACTCCTCCGAATGATTCTGGTTCAGGGGTACTAAGATTAGTTAATGTGGTTAACAGTTCAATAGTTGCAACTAACGTTGGTACAGTCGATTACGGAACTGGTGTAATTAGTATATCAGGTATTACTCCTACTGGTATTCCTGCAGGGGTTACGGATATTAGAATTACCGGTACCGTTCAAGAAGCTAGTTACAATTTAACTGTTTCAAGAAGCGAAATATTAGTACAAGATGATACTACCATTAATAAGATCGGTGGTTTGCTAGCTGGTACCACAATCAATGTGACAACATCGGTATAATATGGCAACTACTAGAATTAGTGAAAAAGTATCAGAGCTAGTAAACAGTCAGCTACCTGAGTTTATCAGGTCTGACTATACAACCTTTGTTGCGTTTTTAGAATACTATTATAAGTTTCTTGAGCAAGATCAGGGTGCCTTAGAGCTTGTTCAAAATGCAAAACAATACAGTGACATCGATCAAACTACAGACTCGTTTGTTAATTACTTTTTAACCAACTATGCTAAAGACCTACCCGTAAGCCTGTTGGTTGATAAGCCACTTTTAATTAAAAAAATTAAAGGGCTGTATGCTGCAAAAGGTAGTACCTTATCTATAGAGACACTGTTTAAAGTTTTATATGATACGGTTGCTCAAACTAACCACCCTTATGAATTTGTATTAAGACCATCTGATGGTCAATGGAGTCTTAGAAATTCTATTCGGGTTCTTCTTACCTTTGGAAGTGCGGCAGATATAAAAGATAGGTTTTTAACATTTACTAAAAACAATATTAATTATACTGCTGAAATTGTTAGAGTTAAAAGTCTTAGTGGTAATTTATACGAGATATTCTATCAAAGTGCTTTCCCAGTACCGTTTGAAGTTAATGAAGAAGTTACTGTAACTGGTACATCTGGAACTTTGTTTATTGGTACTATTAAACCAACTACAACGAATGTAGAAATTGTTTCCGGTGGCTCTGGCTTTAGAGTCGGTCAAATCTTTAACGTAACGGTTGGTAGCGGTGTAGATACATTAGTTAGAATTGCAAGAGTTAGTTCAACTGGTTCTATTCAAATATTAAAATTTTTAAATTATGGTTATAATTTTACCGAAGATCTCAGTATTATATTATCTAACGCTTTAGGTGTTACTAAAAGAGTTAAATATTTTCAAACCAGAGGCGGTGGTTTCTCTGAAGCCTTTAACGCGACAAGATTACATTCTATAACCGATAGTGATAGATATTTCTCAGAAGACTATGTTACCCCGCTTGACTATACAGGTACTACTTTAGTTTCAAGTACTTCAACTTCACAACTACTAACGTCTGTTACTACAGCAGGGGTTGAGAACCCTAATGATGCTAGCTTTAACTTTACATTAGGTGCCGTAGCAAGGTATCCTGGAGAATATGTATCAACACAAGGCTTCGTATCTGAACCGGACGTACGGGTTCAAGATAGTAAGCTGTACCAACCTTTTGCATATCAAATCTCTTCTGAATTAGATATTAGTACATTCTATAATATTGTTAAAAAATTAGTTCACCAAGCTGGTACTAATTTGTTTGTTAATAGGGTATTATCTGCAACCGCTAATTTATCAGCTAACATTAGTGTAGTAAGCAGGCAAAATGTTTACGCAGATCTTTTTGATACATTCTCTACCTTGGAGTCTGTTAATAAATTACTGTTAAAGACCGTAGATGCTGATAATGAAAAAGTTATTGCCTCAGAAAATAATACTTATTTGTTAACAAAACCACTAACTGATGAAACTACTATTTCAGATGTAATTACAATTAGTGTTATTAAAACTTTGACGGACGACGCTTTACCGGAAGACAATACTAGCTTTCTTCTTAGCAGGTTAGATTCAGATGGTGTCGTAGCGAGTGATATTAATCTAGGTGGCGGTACACAAGACTACACCGATGCATTAGGTGCTTTAGGGTATTTCTTAGAATCATATACCGAAAACTCAGCAACAACAGAAACTACGGCGATTTCGTTTAGTTAAGATACTAGACAGCTTGTATAAATATAACATAGAACTTCTTAGAGGAATAAAACATGTTCACAGAATCCATAAATGTCAAAGGTAACTTAGAAGTTATTCTTTTAGACGAGACCGGTAAACAAAAAGACTATAGAAAAGTTAATAACTTAGTTGTCGCAGTTGGCAAAGATACCATTGCATCAAGAATGGTAGGCAACACTACAGCAATTATGAGTCATATGGCTGTAGGTACTTCTAATACAGCCGCTACAACTTCTCAAACTGCACTAGGTACTGAGATTGGTAGAGTTGCTCTCGACTCTACTTCAAGATCAACTAACACTATTACTTACGTAGCTACTTTCCCAGCAGGTACAGGTACTGGTGCTTTGACTGAAGCTGGTATTTTAAATGCTTCTTCTTCTGGTAACTTATTGTGCAGAACAGTATTTGGTGTTGTAACCAAGGCTGCTGGTGATACAGTGGTTATTACTTGGAACGTTACTGTAGCATAATATGTCTTTTCTCTTAAAAGATACTATTCACCGTTCGTTGGTGGATAGTGTTTATAATGAATTCTTATCGCGAAGAGCTAATTACTATTACTTTATAGGTAATATAATTGAGTGGGCGAGTCCTCAGGTTCCAGAAACTCCTGAAGTTACCCAGAACTATGAGTATAATACTCGCAACGGTATTCTAAGTGTTAAGAAGATTAATTTAAGAGACGTATCTTATGTAGTGCCAAGAATAAACTGGACGACCGGTACAGTATACGATCAGTTCGATGGTGACTACAGCGCTACTTCTCCTGCATATTCCGGAGCTACTAGTTTAAAGACAGCTAATTTTTATGTATTGACAAGTACGTTCGGTGTATACAAATGTATTTTTAATAATAATAATGCTGCGTCTACAGTGGAGCCTTCCGGTCAAGACATAACCACGTTTGCAACAGCTGATGGTTATGTTTGGAAATATCTTTACACCATTCCTCTTTCTTCACAGAATCGTTTTTTGACTCCAGACTTTATACCAGTTCAGAGAGCAGTTACTAATGCTTATTATTCAGAAGGTGAAGTAAGTAGTGTTATTATTAATAATGCTGGATCTGGTTATACCAGTAATGACGATGTTACATTAACTGTGACAGGTCAGTTTTTAGGATTATCTGGCAATTCAATAGCTAATTTAACACCGGTATTTAATACCTCTGGTGAGTTTATTGATGTAAGAATTAAAGATGCAGGAGCTAATTATAAAACTGCATCTATTACAATTAACGATGGTGGCGGTAAGGGTACAAGCTTACTTAACAATATCAGTAATGTAAGAATATTTAGCACCGGTGCCGGGTATAATACAGCTGTTATTGCTAACACCTCTGCTACAATAACTACCTCTGGCCTTGCTCAGCCCACATCTAATGCTTTTGCAAATTTAATATTCAGTAGTAATGCTCTAGTTGATATAGTACTGACTAATAAAGGTACAGGGTATACTACTGCTGCAAGAGCAAATACAACCATAACAATTAGTACGTCTGGTAACAGTCAACCTACATCTAATGCAACTGCCAATTTGTTTTTTGCTACCTCTGCCGTTCTAACTCCTGTACTTAGAAATGGCTCTATTCATTCTGTCTTAATTGAAGACGAAGGTACAAGATACAGTTCAAACGTTAGTACTATTATTACAGCCATTGGTGATGGTAGTGGCTTCGTAGCTACACCCTTTATTAATTCAGCCGGTCAAGTTGAAGATGTTATTATTGAAAATCGCGGCACTGGTTATTCCTATATTAATTTAACTGTTGCAAGCGCAACTGGTACTGGTGCTAACATATTTGCAAATCTTTCTGTAGATGATATT